CGCATCAGTCGCATCAGTCACATTCGCAGCGTCAGTAACATTCGCATCATCTCCGTTTTCATCATCCAAATAATCGCGTAAAATGTTTTTGACTGGTAATAACGAACGTACTGCGCCGCTAATAGCCTCATTACAAATAAGTTCGGCTTGTAACAAATTTTTCTGTTTTTCCACCGGTGATAAATCAACTGCGAACAAAAAGGGCGCCTTCCAAAACGAGCGTGCACATTCAATAAATACACGATGTAAGAAATGGTCAAGTTTTGGTAGGGTTATTTGTAATTTTTTATGCCTAGAATTTACACGAATCGCAGTGAGCATTTTTGTATGCGCAATAAAAACAGCTGTCATCAATTCTTCAACATAATCGCAACGGCAAGTATCTAGTATTTCACCAATATTGATTTCAATAACATCTTGATTCCAGCGAGGTACTTCGGAACAAAAGGATTGAAATATCGCCATCGCTTGTTTCGGGTTTTTTGCAGAAATTGAATTGTATTCTTTACGAAAGAATTCAACGAGCGGTGGGGATATCCACGTAGATAATTGTTTCAGATATTCATTACGTGCTTCTGTATAAAGGCTGACAGTCTCCATTTTCTCTTGGTAGAAGATAGCGTAGTTATTCATTGAACGCACATAGTTTCGAAATACAATCAAAAAACAGGCTTCGTGGGCTGGTACCACCAAGCCGGGACCAGGTTCCGCATGTATTCGCCACAATCGGATCGGCTTTCCAGCCTATTCGAAGAATATCACGTAAATCAATACCCTCATTGCGCGCTGTCGTTTCTGCTAGAATCGCCCAGTCAACCCATTTACCGGAGTCTTTGTCTTCAGGACGTTTCGCTAGTAGTTCATACATTAGAGAACTATTGGGACCACGATTCGGTGTCTTGACAAAGAGCGCAGCAAAGGCGTTCAAAAGTGCGCTGCGTAAGTTACCACGACTGTGTTCAATGATGTCCCTTACAATACTCGCTTCGCAGCGAAATTGCGTACGACGTTGTATTTCAAAGGTACATTCAGTATCATCGGGTGCATTGACTGTAATAAATGATGCTCGACTCATAATCGGTTCCGTAATAGCGCCACCCTCCTTACAAATAAACATAAACCGGGTTGTTGTAGATGTCGTTTCAAGCATACGTCGTAGAAAGGCTTGTGTATCGCCCGTTAAGGAATCTGCGTGTTCAAAAACAATCCAACGATAATTTCCATTCGGACGAATACCTCGTGCGAAATTACGAATCCTATCGCGCACATCACGTAGCCCGAAATTCGCGGTACAATCAATCACAATTGTCGCAAATCCACCCAACGCAATACGCATAAAAAGCGATTTGCCACATCCTGCGGGTCCTACAAGTATAATATGCGGAGATAGATTGTTTGAAATTGAGAGTGCGGTGGATTTCCAAATATCTACATTTCCTACAATATCATCAATTCGCTTTGGTGATAGCGGATCGTATTTAATAGAATCTAGCATTCACTCTTTACCGTATGTCTAACGAAACAAGGTTTAGATAGACATATTAGGGCGATACAACTTATATAGAATTTGCTCCACCGACCATCGCTGCTTTGTGTAACGGAATTACGTAAGGATTTCGTTCAAGTGCTGCTACCATAACTGGTTCATTACGTTCCGCGGTAACGTCGAGTTTGAGCACGGAACGCGGTCTTTGTGCACCAATGATTTCGGAACTTGTAGGTTCCGCGTGTACATAACTCAAAGTTGGTTCTCTGTCATTAACCGAATCCACTGTTAATTTACGGTATGTTTGATGAATATTATCCTCACCGTTGAACAATTTTACAGAGGAACCCATCGGGTTACGTCCGCGTGCAACAGTTTCCATTTGATTGTAATGACGCATCGCTTGTGCGTCTTTACGGCTCTTATCAGCCTGTCCAATTACAGCACCCGCAACACCCGTGTAATTGGATTTCGCAGAAATTGCGGCTTTCTGTGTCTTACGTACTTCGTCTTGTAGGCGAATTTCCGCACCTTCGGGTGTATCCAAGCGACCGACGTTACGGAATGTATCCCAATCATCAAGTGTATTTCGACCGGTAACGCGCGCGATATCATCGGGGTCGTACGTTGTGAGTTTCTGTGCGCAATCCGCGGGTGCGGAAATACCGATATAATCGTTATCAACAGTCGTTTCCTTAATCGTAGTACGAGCAACATCATTCGGGTCGTAGGTTGTCATTTTATGAGCGAAATCTGCTGCGGACGCAATACCTAGCCAATCATTATCAATCGTTGTTTCCTTGATTGTTGTACGTAACGTATCATTCGGGTCATAGACGGTCAGACGTGGTTGCGCATCTGCAGGTGCGACTGTACCTATCCAGTTATTCTCAACGAGTTCTTCGGCACGCGTCGGTCTTGCGACATCTTGAAGCGGTAATTCAACTTCACCCGCATCGGGTTTCAGATTCGTACCGTGCACACGTTCGCCTGTGTAATAACGTTCATTTGGACGAATTTCAACACCGGATTTACCGTAATCATTTTCATCGGCATCCGTATTCGGGTTGAAATTTTCGGTTAAATCGGCGTTACGGAAGCCCCATGTTCCCATTTGCTGGGCGAGTGGCGTACGAGTAGAACCAATAGTATAGGTCGCTTTACCTTCGGCTTGAACACCGACACCACCGTATGCTTTCGTAGTTTCGGGACGCGTTGTATGTTTGACTACTTGCGCAGAACGAATAGCGGCTTTTTGGTCCGCGCCGACAGTGACAAAGTTACGTTCGCCGTTTTCATTAATATAAAATCCATCGGGACCATATTTACGAACTTCACCAATCGTTTCAGCGCTACCGCTACTCGCAACGAAGTTCGCACCGGGAACGACAGGTGCGTCGTAACTGAGTTTCGGTTTCGTGGCAACACGCATATCGTCCGTACGGGGCAGTCGCGAAATCATAAAGTCCTCACCGGCTTGTTGTTGGAAACCGCCGCTACCAAGATGTGTATAGCCTGCGTTAAGTCCGGGTCCGACACGTATTGACTCCATAGGTCGCTCATTCGAACGATTGCGAGACTCTACGTAACGCGATTCCATAAAGTCTGTTGTCGATTCAAATCCGTGAGGGTTTCCCATAGGTTCTTTGGTCGGTTCAAAGAACGGTGTCTGTTCGCGCTTAGCGAAGAGTGTTTTCGCAGACCCAGTGTAATTATCAAGCACCTGATTATTTGCTGTATCTACCATACTCTGTTTCGCTTGCCCTCGGAAAAAAGGCACCATATTTGCGTGTTTAAATTCACCAGTTCGGAATTCAACACCGGATAACGGTGATACAAACGCAGGACGTTGTGTTGCATCTTCCCAGCGGTCTGGTCGTGATTGTAGAGTTTGTGCTGCGAATTCAATTTGCGATGGTCGTAAATGAAGGGGTGTAGCTTGAACAGACGATGGATTCGGCTCGGATGGTAATGTTTTGCCACTCGGTAGTGTAAATTGTGTATCGTAGTCACCCGATGACGCAAACGACGGTTGTCGGGGTTTTCCGGGTATAGTCGGTTTACCAGGAGGTGTTTTATCGGCACCGGGTTTTACAGTCGCTGTTGAATCTGTAAATCCTTCTGTTTTCGCAAAACGCTGACTCGCGTAGTATCCTGCGCCGAGCAGACCTAAAAAAACAAGTGTCTCTGCCATGTCGGAACTCTAAAAGGGTATAGTAATTACTTTGTTAGTAAAGAACCCGCACAAAGCAAAACTGCCAAAAACAAGGTAAATCTATACAGTATATATTTACTTTATTGTTTCGGTTATACGGTTATAACTTACTGAGCGACGCACGAGGAGCAAGCGCAACCGAAGGCGGATTTAACGGATTCGGTTCAACACCCATAAGTGCTGTAGGAGGCGCCGGGAGTACATCTTCGCCACGCGGGTACTGTGACATTGTACGGGAGAGTGATGCATTGAAATTGGAAAGCGCACCGGTATCCAGATTACCGAATTCGGACGAAGGCTCAAAGGCAGAGGGCGCTGGTAAAATATCGCTCGATTGAATCGGTTTAGGAATACACGGACGGAATTGGTCTTTCGAGGCGAGGCGTGTCGTGACTTGATTGTCAAAGGGCATCATAACGCCTTCTTGGGGATTCTGGCATAACCATTCCCAACGATTCCAACCTGACGAACGTAGGGTGCACGGCGGGTCTACGAGCCGGGAAAACGTTTGCGGGAATGCGGCTTCTTTGGGTTTTGTATCGCCGCCCTTATTAATTTTATCCTTGGATGGATTGTACTGATTACAAATCGTCTTACTCGTCGGACGATTAATATTCAATAAATCCGATTCAACATCCGTTTTTGTATAGGTCGCGTTAAGCGACGCACCCCATTTTTGCTGACGAATCGTTGGGTCCGGCGCAAATGTCGCATTACAGCTTTGCGGAGGAGCATTGATTTGATAGCGTCCGGGACCCGTCGTAAGACGTAAATCATCTGTAGATTTACATCCATCGTACATACGTCGTGTCCACGCTTGGTTCGCTGGTGCGTACATTTGATAAGGGTTATCAAAAAATATTTGTATTTTATTTGTTTATTTTGTTTATTTGTTTCGTTTATTTGTTTCGTTTGTAGAACAGTATGATTTTACTCGCTATCTATCCATTCGCATACTAGTCCGGCACTATCACGACGCGCGACTAGATTTGTATAGGTCGGAAGTCCTTCAGACCAACCTTTACATTTCTTCAAATCCTCAATAACCCGTTGCGTTCCGAAATACGGATGCGCTACAACGGCCTCCGTAACTCCATGTCCAAGCGTTACACAGTACTTACCACCGACATTCATAATATGGTCCTTCTCTAAAACGACGTTATAGACTGTATGAGTTTCTACGATTTCAGTCGCGGTTTCGTTAGCAGGAAAGACCCACTCGCCATTGAGTAAAATAGGATGCCATGGCGTAATTGCGAGGTCGCCTAGATAGCAAATATCCTGATATTTATTTTGTGTAGTACATTTGACAAGCGCGATGACCGTGTCTGAACCTCCAAAACTCATAACCCTATCGCCGGGCTTGAGTTCTTGGAGTTTCTTAGAACTGCCGTTTTCCATCCAGACGTTACAGTAGCCAAGAAAGCAGCCGCCGCTTGATTGATAAAACATAGACATATTGAAGGAGGGTGCTGCTACTGCTCCTGCTGCTGCTACCGGTGATGTAGCCGCACTGCCTCCCATAATCGCAGGGCTACGTGACCCAGTAGGATCCATCGGTGGAATTGAGTTGAATACAGCAGCACCTTCCGTTTGAATTGTCTTGAATAGCGCACCGCCGAAGATTTGTAGCCCAGGGTCTTTGAAATTCATACATATCTCATTCTCGAGTGCCGTACGATACGCCCGTAGATAGTGCTTTCCCCATTTCTGATAGAAACGCGGAGCAAGCGCAACTTGCCCTCCGCATTGACCTTCTTCAACATTCTCAGAAATATCTTGAAGCAGAGCATTCACAGATGCGTCGTCTACGGCAGCAGCAGAATAACGCATCCGAATCGCCGTGAAACAATCCGGAGCGATCAGTCCATTCGAACTAATACATGATTGAATCGCAACGCGCATATCGTGACGCAACGCGAGAATTGTTGGAAGTACAGCCTCCGTATCAGGTAATACTGTATGCGAATCCATCGTAATATTCACAATTGTACGTTCATTCGGAAAGATAAAATGGCGCGGTTGTCCAAACTGAATATTTCCTGTCATAAAGGATGTAGATGAACCGTCTGTGAAATTCACGACAATTTTACGGCTTAGTGTCGCAGTTGCGAGCGCTGCGGCTGCCCAATTAATAAAGACTGTACTGACCATTGAATAATCGGGAATAAAGCCAAACATACCGCCGCCCTCTTTTGCCAGGTCCGCAAGAATAGAGCTGTCGAGTTGATAACCGAATCCAAACGTACTTAGAGTATCGGTTTTCATAAGCATTTTATACGTAGGTATAATACCGATCGCAGGATTTACATTCGGAAGACCATCTGTAAGAAGCGCTGTGACGATATGCGCACCGGTGAATTGCGCAGACTTTGTAAGTTGATTCGCAAGTTCCAGTGCCGAATAGATATTCGTCTGACTATCGGGGTTCACCCGTTTTAGAATAGAATCGACAAGTTCTTTACCACTCTCTGACATACGTGTCGGCTTCATAACTAGACGCGCACTTGTACTAAACGTAATAATCGCAAGCGTATCATTTTCGTTTAGCATGCCAGCAAGCGTACGAATTGTATGTTTTGATAAATCCATACGGGTAAATCCGACACCACCCGTTTCCGTAACTTCACACGCATTCTCACCCATAGAACCAGAATTATCCAGAAGTAGAATCATTGCAATCGGTTGCCGAGCACCATCCGCAGGTGGCGTAATTGTAATAGATACGTGTCGCGCACCACGAATCGTGGTAATCCCTGCGTCAAGCACACATGGATTACTTACGAACTCTTTCGCATTTTCAATCACCGCCGCAGTAGGATTCAGTTGTTTAAAACGCTCAATCTGGCTCTTGAGTGAGAAATTTGTACGAAGCTTGTGTGAAATGTAGGTACGTGTGATAGGGCTTTCATTCGGTTTTCGCAATAGGACTTCCTCAATCCATTTACGATCATATGTATGACCGTTATCATCGCTAACCGGGTCTTCCATGATATCGCATGAGATAGGGCAAAGATACTCGGGAGGAATTGTAGAAGCCATTGTGATTTGAATCGGTAATTGTATGCTAACGATTCAATCAATTTTTTGCGTTCAACTTTTTTCGTCTAAAATAAAGGGGGATATCTCCCCTTTCGTAACCCCTTTAATGAAATCCATAAACACAGATTAGTATAATTGATATATTATAAACATAAAATTACATTTCTGTTTATGATACTAATTACATATATAGTCATAATTGGAGCTGTTCAGCCCTAGTCTAAAATCGCATCGGGTAGCACGAATTCACACGGAGTGCTTCGGGCGTTCCTACACCGGGAAGAGTTGTATTTTGGCAAGTAGGTAAATTATCGGGTGTTGTATCTACGTAACGTGTTGCTCCCGTTGCTTTATCGCGGAACGAGAACGACGGCGCAGTATCTGGGCAACCGGGACCACCAAGAGGACACGCAGGCTGATATTGGCGCGAGATACATTTACTTTGTACACGTGTACGCCCATATAAATCTGATTCAAGATCGACTAAGTTACCCCGGATATTACTGACTTCAGACCCACCGACGAGACCAAGTGCGTTACGGCATTTATTGGGATTTTCAAATTTGACGGGCATCTGGGTGTACGCAAACATACCTTGTGATTGCTGGTCGCGAACAAACGACATATCGGTAGAACCAATGCGATTCCACGCGGTATTCCAGGCAGCGGGTGCGCTATCACTTTGCATATTTCTATTAGAGACAAGTAAAAATATTTATATGTCGGACTAGTAGATATGGCAAATAATGCGATTCGAAGCGAAATTGACGATATTCAAAGAAGAATTGCTGACTTGGAAGCTGGAATAAGAGCGACATCCGCAGCACACAACGCAAGACAAGCGGAAATTTCAACACAGATTGGTGAAAATTGGGGTGTACGACAAGCAATGAATAATATGAATTCTGATAGGGGGACTGTAGAATCATTGCGAGAACGGTTAGACGTATTACAAGCGCAGATGGCTGCTGCTCCTTCTGCTCCTGCCGTTGCAGGTGGTGGTGCAGCGACTGCGACTGCGACTGCGACTCCTTCAACCCATAATAAAGGTTATGCCGCGAATAATGAACATGGATATACAGGAGCAGCACATCATCAATCCGAAAAAAAGGCAGTCGCAGCAACACCATTCACTGGATGGACAACGCTTGCAGAATGGGAAGCAGCGGAAGCCCATGCTGATGCTGAATATAAAAGGCAACTCGGAGAAGGTGTACCGTTTGACAACCAAATAGCATACGAAATATTAAAACGTGACTACGGTGTATCTGAGTATTTTGGACAGACGCGACCAAGTGCACGTAAAGGTCGCAAGAGCACGCGAAAAATGAAGCGTAAACATTCGTATCGTAAGCGCAAAGGAAGCCGCCGTTGAAACGTTTTGAAATCAATTATCGGGATATGTGTTTTCAAACTATAAACAATCATTTATTTGCGAGCACGGCGATTTTTACGAGTACGTGCGCCGTTTTTTACAGGCATTCCATTAAGTCCTTCTAACCATAATTTTCCATTTCGTGTTTTACGTAAAACGGAACCAAATGTACCGCGTTGTCTTTGCATAAGATTAAATTCAACAGGGTCACCATACAATGGTTGTCTATCAGCACGAAATTCAGCTTCTGTAAAAGGTCGTGTTCGTGGTTCACGCTCCTTTATGTGATGTTTAGAATAAAGCCAATTAGAGTGTTCTGGTAAATCACGCCAACGACTTATACGCCCATCAGGTTCACGTAAGTGAAAAGATCTGACCGGGCTTTCCTCTGCGGTACTTCGCCCTAAAAAGAACAACGGAATACCTATAATAGCAGCCGCGCTAATAACACCACCAACGATGGAAACTGTAAGAAGTTGATTGTTCATTCTACAAATCATCAATAATAAATATTCTTTTACAGAGGTAATTCGGCTCATTCGGCTCATTCGGCTCATTCGGCTCATTCGGCTCATTCGGCTCATTCGCCTCAATGATGCTTTCTACTTTTACGCGAACCTCTGGCTTTACGCGTTCTAGATACTGCTATAACAGGTAATTGACCAATTCTACCAAAAGGTCCCAAACTGGGAGAATTCACATCTCCTGGAGAAACACGTTTGAAGTTTGGGTGTTCTGATATATCTACGACTTCGCCATAGTTGTAATCATTATTGTTAGAAGCAGATCTTGGTCTGATGTTTTTAACTAAAGCAAATCTTTCTGGGTTTTCTTGGCTATTTCGCCCTAAAAAGAACAACGGAATACCTATAATAGCAGCTGCGCTAATAACACCACCGACGATGGAAACTGTAAGAAGTTGATTGTTCATTCTATCGTTTAGGGTGAAATATTATTTTAAGATATAATTAAGGGGATATCTCCCCTAAAGGGGGATATCTCCCCCTTTCGTCGCTACTACGTAGTGCGCAGTACCCCCACTACGCAGTGCCAAAGGAATCCATGAATACAGATTTGTATCATTGACATATTATAAACAAGAATTACATTTCTGTTTATAATACTAATTTTACTGTTATTTCATATAG